TTAGCCGCAGAGATTCGAGCGGATCGCAATGACAATCTGGGCCGCCTGGTCCGCGCTCAGCGTCGGCACGGTGCCACCCTCGAAGCGGGCCTCTGCGTTGGCCCGGACCGTGGCGGCGGGCTTCTTCTCCTTCAGGTCCAGACACACGCTGCGGGACCGGCTGACGGCCCGCTCCTCGTTCTCCACTAGACCGGGCTCCACAGCTCCGAGAGCGCGTATCAGCGCAGCGCGCTGGGCGGCGGACGGCGTGGGCACTCCGGAGCCCTCAGCGGGCTTCTGGGCAGCTTCTGTGCTCTTGCTCGGCTTGGGCTTCGAGTCGTCCCCTCCCCCGCATGCCGTCAGTGCTGCGAGCGCGACGGCGACGGCTGCAACGGCGGTTGCATGGAGCTTCATTATCTCCCCTTATCTGAGCGCGTGTTGACCTTGCATGCCTATCACGCGGTTGCCGACACGAGAGCATGCAGAAGGCCCCGCCCATGCACCACGGGGGCAGCACACGGACGGGGCCGACTGGGGAAAAGCTACACAGGAGGCAAGAGCCGGGGTCGGATCATGAATGTCTGACCGTTGTGTGGGGCGTCGCACTTCGGGGTGGCCTTGCAGTAGAAGCCCCGACCCGCACAGTGGCGGCAACGATGCGCCGATACGGCCGAGACAACCTGTCCGTACTGGTCTACGGCCATTGTCGATTGGTCCGTCTGCCCCGCGCCGCAACATCCGTCACAAGCCAAATGCGGCCCCTGACAGACGTTGCCACCTTGCCCACTGTGTTCGCTCATTAGCCCCTGTCGCCTCCCTCAATCCATCCGGTGCCGTTGCACCCGGAGCACTGCTGCTCTTCGACCTCGACTCCGCCGGGGTTGTCGTCCATGTTGTGGTGCCGCTGAACCTGGATCTTGCCCGTGCCGTTGCACCCCGGGCATTGCTGCTGGGTCATGTGCCGAACTCCCTGTTAGTCGACGGTACTTCGGTCGGTACTCGCCCGTCCGCGCATCACCCGAACGGGGTTGTGGTGCCTGGTTGATCACTCCTTGGGTGATCGCGTCCAAGGAGCAGTGCCCCCGCCCGGAATTGAACCGGGCTCTTTCCTGGCTGTGGCCGTTCGAATTGCGCAAGCAGGCGCGCTCTACCACTGAGCTACGGGGGCTGAGTCCCGCTCCCCACCGCGACGACACAGCGGCAGGGAGCGGGGGTTCAGTGTCGGCGTCGGCGTCGGCGTCGGCCTGACTTCCGTTTCGCCGCTGCGCGGTACTCGGCTAGCTCGTCCATAAGGCCGCTGACCCTCTCCGCGATGCCCTCTGCGTCGTCCAGCTCCAGGCACCCCAGTGCGAGGCGGTACCTGTCGACAATGCAACAGGCGGGGCCGGGTGGTACGGCCTTGCACGCTGACGGCGCTTGAAGCTCGATGTCGTCAAAGTCGATGCCGAGTCGGCGGAACGCATTGACAAAGGCAGTGGCCTTGTCTTCGGCCTCTTCGCGCTCACCATCCGCCCAATAAGAGCGGGTGACAGGCTCGTAATGCATGCCTGTGCCTTTCAGGGATTGGTTTAGAAGTAGTTGTGCGCAGTGGCGCCGAGGACAAGACCGCAGCTACCTGCCACTAGCGCGATGCAAAGCCCGCCAAAAATCGTCTCTGACATGGCGTAGTGGATGTTCTTGAGGATGTTCACGCCTTCTCCCTAGGTCGTCTGATTGGCGTCGCGAGCGCAGTGTGGGTGGTCAGCGATGATTCCGTTGAACGTGGCCACCCCTCCGGTTGCCTTCTGTGTCCGCGCTGCCGTGCGGCCCCGATCCGCTGCGAAACAGATGCGGCAATCGGGGTGCGCAACGGGTTCCGGGTTCGGCATGGGCAGGGTCGGCGCAGTCGGCGGCGTGGTCTCGGTAGTCACGGGTTGAGCAACCTCCGTAGTCCGTCCTCAACATGGCTGAGCGACTGCCGGTCGGACTGTGCGTAGCCGGTGTGCGGTACCCACTCCGGGGCCAGTCGCCAGAACCCGCCCGCCTTAATGAGCGCGTGCAGCTCGTCCACGTCGCGGTTGGGGTCGGGCGCCTGGGGGGAACCGGTCACAGCAGCCGCCTGAGTCCGGCTTGCACGGCCCTGAGATCCACCTCATGGGGGTGGACGAAGCCGCCTCGTGGGCGCCAGCCGAGAAGCGCCCAGGGGCCGAAGACGCTTATGTGAGCCACCAGTTCAGTCACGTCGTCTGGCGGGCTGGTGGTGGTCCTGGTGGTGGTCCTGGTGGTGTCGCTGGTCATGTTCTGGCGCCGGTCCCTTTCCGCTGGTGGTCCCTTCTGGACTTCGGGGTTCCACCATGGGGTTCCGCGCGTACGCTCAACAGTGTCTGAGGGTTTCCAACGCATTTGGAAAGTCAGGGGAGTTGAACACGTGATCGAAGGTGCATCGGAGCCCGCCAACGGCCTTGAGTGGTTCGGGCAAGAACTAGGGGCGGCGCTGGCCCACAAGGGGGCCAGTCAACGGGAGTTGGCAGACTTCACGGGCTACAAGGAGCCGTACGTCAGCAAGGTCAAGAACGGCAAGGCTCTGCCTTCCCCAGCCTTCGCCGAAGGCTGCGACCGGTTCTTCAACACGTCCGGCTTCTTCGGCAGGTTGCTGGTCCGGGTCTCGCAGCATGGACACCCTGAGTGGTTCGTCCCCTACCTGAACCTTGAGGAGAAGGCGGCACAGGTTCTCGACTTCTCGCCGTTCCTGGTCATGGGCATTCTTCAAACCCCGGAGTACGCGGAAGCGCTCTTCCGGGCCGCCCATCCACGGGACATAGACGACGTGATCAAGGCGAAGGTGGCACTTCGACTCCAGCGTCGAAGTGTGATGGAACGGCCAGACCCGCCAATGCTATGGGTGGTGTTGGATGAGTCGTGCCTACGCCGGGAAGTGGGCGGGCGAGCCGTCATGCGGGGCCAGATGGAACACCTGTTGTCCGAAGCGCAGGCCCCCAACGTCACGGTCCAGGTCCTGCCGTATGACTCAGGCGCTCCGCCTGCCGCAGAAGCCTTTACGCTACTGACGTTCGATGACGGCGACACGGCCCCGGTTCTGTACTCAGAGGCTCAGGGGTTGGGGCGCGTGATCGATTCAGCGTCCGTCGTGGCGACCGGCACCGACCGGTACGAGCGTCTGCGCGCTGACGCACTGTCCCCGGAAAAATCACTTCGCGCGCTGCGTGAAGCGATCAAGGAGTACGCAGGATGAGCAACACGGATGACCGGCGCTTGCAGTGGGTCAAGTCCAGCTACAGCAGCGGCGACGGCGGCCAGTGCGTCGAGTGGGCGCCAGAGTACGCGGCGACCACAGGTGAAGTTCCGGTCCGGGACAGCAAGAAGCCCGGCGGCCCGATCCTTACCGTGCCTGCCGCTGCGTGGACGGCCTTTGTGGGCTTCGCGCGGTGCGACGGCTGACGCGCCCGCTTCCGCTGGCCTGAGCCTCGCCGCTTCCGCATAGGAGGAACGGGGCTCTTCGCTGCCATGTGCAGGCGGCGGGCGTCTAGTGGAGCTGTTGCGATTCGCTGCGGGCATCTGACACCGTGAGCGAGGACAGCCCCACCAGGGCATTCGCGGTGTCCTGGTGGGGCTCTGTCACACCGCCTGAGCCAGCTTCGCGGCCCAATGTGTCCACGGCTCACATGCCGGGATTAGGCGCCCGCTTTCACCGGAACGCTTCCACTCGTAGTGCCCGATCAGGTGGCCAGTAGGAACATGCCGGGTCAGCACCCGAAATCGGATCACCTTCGGGTCAGAGATCAGATGCGCAACCATCGTGCTGTACGTGACCAGTGACCGTGTGAGCTGTGCCTCACTGTGCGGCTCATCGTCAGCGCTGGGAAAGCCCGGTGCCGATCGCCATTGCCAGCGTCCCGCCCGGCGGACGTAGAACTGAATTTCCATTCGTGCTGTCGGTGACTCCATCATCTGCTCAGGCCCCCCACTTACCGAGGCCGAGCGGCCTTGTGGACGCCCGGCCTCTGACTGTTCGTCAGTTACACACTATCCCCACTGGCTATCCGTAGAGGTAGGTGCCGCCGGTGCGGACACGCTGGACTCAGCCGACCTGTCAGCCGTCGCCCATTGGCTGTCTGCCCCTGCCGCACTGGCTCCGCCCAGGGTGAGGACCATGCCGCCAACGAGAAGGGCGACAGCCTTTCCAACTATGTGTGACCACTTACGCATGTGCATCTCTCCTTAGATAGGTACTCCCAACCGGCCCACAGTGCACTTCCTCAAGAGCGCGTTGCCAACTGCATATGCGCTTCATGACTCTCTGTAGCCTCCCCGCTTCAGTTAAAGCGCGCAATAACCTACGGTTGCAGAGATCACATCTGGAATCTTTTTGGGGGTTATTTCTTATGACAAACCCGGACAAGGAGTCATTTAGGCTACCGATTTCGACAACGGCGTACGCCCTGCTCTTGCGCCTGCACGACGGGCACATTGCCCAGCGGGATGAACCCGGTCTTGATGAACTCCTTTGGTACCGCCTCGCGACTTGGGGGACCCATCTGGACGGCTTCATTGCCGCCGATATACGCACTGCCGAACTGAGCTTCACCCATGAGGCGCGGGAGCAGATCAACGAAGCACTGGCCCGACTTGAAGGCATGCAGTCACTTACTGACAAGATCCGCACGGCTTCCAGCACGGGAGCCGTCTCGGGCATACGGTCACTCCCCCGGCTGGCAGACATGTCACACGAGCTTGGCAAGGCGATAGCCGGGGCTACGTCTTCCATGTACACGTCACACCCTCTTGACCGGCCTCCCGAAACCCTTGAGCGAGCCAAGGAAATCGATCCGCTGATCCGTCGGAGGGGGGTGGCAATCCGAATCATCTATCTGGATAACGCGCGGACTCGTCGGCCGGAGCAAGAATACGCCGCAGTAATGATCAAGGAAGGGGCGGAAATACGTACGGCGCTTCCCCCCTTTGAGCGCATGATCATCGTTGATGAGCGAATCGCCTTCGTGGCCGACCATGACGGAAATCCGGAGGACAAGCCCGGACTGATGATTACGCATCCCAGTCTCGTGAAGTTGCTCACTAACATCTACGAGCAGCAGTGGGATCACGCCACGCCGTGGAATGGGGAGGCCCGCGTTACGGGTACATTCCTCCCCCGCTACTGGCGCATCCTTCAGCGTCTATCCGAAGCGTGGTCCCTTAAAGCCATCGCTACGGAGCTGGAACTGAGCCCGTCTACGTTGTACGGAGACATGCGGCGCCTGTACTCGCTGACTGGAACGTCGACGGAATTTCAGCTGGCAATGTGGTACGCCGAGAACAGGGAAAGGCAGCACTCCTAGCGTGAGGGCACAGAAAAGCCCCCGCCATTGACGGCGGGGGCTCAATTCAATTCAATTCGGCGACTTGAGTCGCTACCGCCCAGTGAAACGGGCAGTGCACCATGTGGTGCACTGCTCCGGACGCACGAAAGCCCCCGCCGGAGCGGGGGCCGTTCAGTGTCTAGGCAGCTTGCCCGCCCTTCGCTTCGTCGGCGTTCCAGATCTCAGCGAATCGGTCTTTGGCCTTGCTGCGGGTGACCCGGACCATGTTCCTGGCTATGCCGTGGTCGGCGGCCAACTGGTCGTCATGTTCGCTGCCGTAGTAGCTGACGGGCGCTATGCCGGTCAGTGCCATGAGGACCGTACTTTGATCCCAGCTCATGCGCGCCAGGGTCTGACGCACCCGTACGCTGGTCCGCTTGCGTCGGTCCCGGTCGTAGTCGCCCGGCTCAAGAAGGTCAACGGGGACTTCCTCCTGTGCTGCCAGCCGGTCCGCCAGTGTGAGGGTTTCGCCGCTCTCGCCGTCCCCAAGAGGGGCGTCAAGGCACTCAATCCCCTGCCAGCTCAGCCGGGCCGCGTAAGCGGTGTCACGGCTCAGGCGCCGGTCCCCCATGGCAGCCGGGTCAGTCACCAGGTGTTCGGCTTCGTAGGGGTTGCCGTCGGCCATGGACAGGGCGGCTTCGAAGGCAGCCGCCACGGAGCGGGATACGCCCTGCCGGGTCTGTTCCTTGCGGGTGTCGCTCATGACGCCCTTGAGCGTCCGGTCCACGTAGGCGAAGAACTCCGCCACGGTGTGGCCGTTGAAGCGGCCCAGGCACTCCCAGACGGCTATTCGGCCGATCTGGGCAAGGTCTTCGGTCAGACTGGGGTCGGTGCGCCCGCTGCCGGTTGCGTACTTCCACGCGAGTTGCTGTATGCGCTCTTCCGTGGCCTGAACGACAGCCGTTACGGCGTTCAAGTCGTTGGTCTTGGCGGCAGAGAGCTGGGCTTCGCTGAGAGAAATCAAGGAGTGCTCCGCGTGTTCCTGGGCCGGTTGCACTCCCGTGGGGAGCGCAAGGGTTGCCCGGAACAGGGCGGAGCGCGCGCAAGACTTGTAGGCCCGTTATGGGCCTGAGCGTCTGGACATGCAGGGGCACGACAAAGCCCCGTCCGGGACGCTTCGGACGGGGCTTGCGCATTGCCTTCGCCGTCGGCGTGGCGCCTACCTAATGACGGAAATCAGGCGGCCACAACGGCGTTGATGCAGGGTTAGACCGTTGGTCTTTTGGAAGGTTGTGGAACGTCTCCTAGCCGGTACGTGTGCACTCCGTGGGCAGTACGCGTTTAGCGCTCAAGTCCTCCTTGGGGATGAGACAGGTAACGGACATGTCACGGACCAGCGCACCATGTGGTGCACGGCTCAGAAGTCGGCTCCGTAGAGGGAGCCCCAGGAGCGTCCGCCCACGTCGGCAGTGGCCACGATGGGTACGCCGAACAGATCCATGGACATCGCCTTCTCGAATTCGCGGGCAATCTCCTTGGCCTCCCGCGCCGGAACGGACGCAAGTAGTTCGTCATGGATCGGCAGACGGCAGTACTCCATGATTCCGGCCGATTCGGCGTTGAGCATCGCTTGCCCCAGCAAGTCCCTTGCAGCCGACTGGCATTGGTAGTTCACGACCGCGTACATGCGGTCCCGGTCCAGCGGCATAAGCCGCCCCGTAGCCGACACGGTGACCATGCCGGTAGCCCGCGCTTCCCGCTGCCAGCGGGCCGACGCCCGGCGGATCTCTGGGAAAGCCCGCTCGTACTCGCTGACAGCGCGCCGGGTCTCTGCCTCCGTCGCTCCGGTCTGACGCGCCAGCGTGGCCACGCCGCCGCCGTAGATCTTTCCTAGCCCAGTAGCCTTGAACCGCTTGCGGTGGTGCTGGGTAGCCCCTGGTCCTTTGATGAGCTGGGCCGTGAACATGTGAATGTCGAAGTCGTCCCCGCCATTGCGGAATCCGTCCACCATCTTGCGCACGTTCGCCAGCGCGGCCAGTACCCGCATTTCAACGGCCTGAAAGTCTGTGGAAACCCAGACGTGTTCAGGTTCGGCGAGTATCGCGCGCCGGATGACGTGGTCAGAGCTTGGGAGCTGGTGCAAGCCGTCTGTGACAGACATGCGCCCTGTCCGCGCGGCCAGTGACGATATGGACGGGTGTATCCGTCCCGCCGCAGAAAGCTTCGACAGGAAGCCCTCTGCGTAGGTCTTGCCCCACTTCTCAGCGCGCTTCGCACGGAGCACCGCGTCAGCCAACGGATTTGGGTCCCGGGCTCCGATGCGCTGCCAGTCCTGGTCAAGGTCTGCGAGGGGTAGAAGAACGTCCTTCGCCGTGGAGAGCGCGCCGCCCTTCGTGCGCCGTGTAAGCGTCTCTCCCATGGCTGTCAGTGCTTCGGCCACCTGAGCCCCTGAGCCCACCTTGTCCACGCCATAGCGGGCGGCCATCACGCCGTACCGGCCCGCTTCTTCGGCCAGCCGGTCAGCGAGCGCCCGCGTGTATTCCTGGTCAACGATCATCCCCCGGCGCTGCATGAGGGCACACAGGCGCGATATCTGGTGTTCGTACTCCACCAGTTCACGCCGCACTTGCCGCCGCTCAAGCTCAGCCATCAGGCGGGGGTACAGCCGTGCCGTGAGAATGCAGTCCAGACCGGCGTACAAGTTGTAGGTGGGGTGATGCAAGTCAATGCGGGCGAAGCCGTTTTCCTTCGTCAGCCCCAGCGAGTTGAAAACCCGCGTCAGTCCGTCCTGAGTGTCCGGGGCGGCGGGGTCCACGTAGTGCGCCGCCAGGGGTTTGAGCTTGGCCCCTAGTCCTCCTTCCTGGGGTTGGCGGGGGTCCAGGAGTACAGCCAGTACGCGAGTGTCCCGTGTGCGCGGGGCCAGCTCCTCCACGGATATGCCCGTGTGCTCACCCAGGACCAGCCAGTCAAAGGGCGCGTTGTGGACCAGAAATTGCCCGGCCCTATGGAGCACATGCAGCGCGGCACGGCGGAAGTGGCCGCCGCGCTCCCAGTGGATTACCCATGCATCATGAGCGTCACCGAACTGGACCGTTCGGAGCTGGTAACCGCGCGAAAAAATCTGCAAGCCGCTGGTCTCCGTGTCCAGCGCGATGGGGCCGCGTCGATGCGCTTCGCGCGCCCAGTCAATGAAGTCGTCTAGCTCCTCCGGAGTGGCAGGCACATGGATGCGTACCAAGTCACCGGCTATGACGTGCCGATAGGTCAGCACTTGCTTCCCCTCCCAACGCAAAGAGAGCAGTGCACCATGTGGTGCACTGCTCTCAACTGGTGTGCTACACGGGCTACTTGGCGAAGATGCCGGGCCCTGCATGGGTGTCCGTGTCGGCCAGCCGGATACCGGCTAGGGCGACGCCAGAGCGCTTTATGACACGGGTGACGCCCCGTTCCTCAAGGGCGCCGTAGAACGTCCGCCGCGTCCAGCGCTCCCGCTGGGGAAGGTTCTCTTCCTCACACCAGTCCAGGTACGCGCTGAAGATCTCGTTGCCGCTCATGACGTGCTCTTCCCCGCACCGCTCAAGGACGCCCGGGAAGAAGCCCGCCAGCGCGTCACTGGTCGCCCGGTACTCCTTGCTGGCGCGGGTGATGACGGCGGGGTCCTTGAGGCCATCACGGTGCCACTCCATGGCTCCGCGCACGGCCCACGCGGCAATGCCCTCCGCTTCACTCAGAAGCTTGGCGTCAAGAGTGTGATCCCGCTCCTCCGGCGCGAACCAGCGCGCGAACGGGACCAGCCGGACCCGGCGCCAAAGTCCCTCATCCTGACCCCGGAACCGGGGCTTGTGATTGGTGGCAAGGAAGAGAAGGAAGACGGGCTTGAAGGTGAAGAACTCCTTTTGCAGGAACCGTGCGGCCACTTCATCCTTGCCAGTGACCCGCTTAAGGATTCCCTCCGACATGGGCTTGCCGGACTCGCCCTCTGAGGCCATGACCAGGCGGGCGCCTCGAAGTGCCGCAATGTCATTGGGGATTCCGCCGGACGGCTTCTCTTCGAAGGTGGCGAAGGGGGTTGTCCTGGAGATGGCCCGGAACACGTCCGTCAGTACGTCGGTGAATACCGATTTCCCGTTCGCCCCCTTTCCCCAGAGCACGGCGAAGCACTGCTCCGACGTGTGGCCGGTTATGGCGTAGCCAACCAGTCGCCGCATGTAGTCGGGAAGCTCCGGGTTCCCGGGGAAGATCTCCTCAAGGAAGCGCACCCAGCGCGGGCATTCGGCTTCCGGGCGGTAGTCGATATCCAGGCGGTACGTGATCATGTCGGCCTTGTCGTGCGGCCGGAGCTGGCCCGTGCGGAGGTCGACGGTTCCGTTGCGGAAGGACAGGAGTTCCGGCCGGTTGTCGAATGCGGAGAGATCCATGTGGACATGCGGGACGCTGCGGAGTTCCTTCATGAGGGCGTCAATACGGGTGGTCATCGTGAAGCCCCGGGCCTTCTGGGTCTCGCCAGCCAGCACCAGAGCGGCACCCATGCGGTGGATCTCCTGACGGACCTTGACCTCAGAGCACTCCCACACGGACCCGTTCCACACGTAGTAGCCCAGCCCCGGCGCGTACTTGATCCGACCGTCTGACCATGCGTAGAGCGCGTGCGCGTTCATGGCGTCGCTCTCGCCGTAGCGGCCTATGAGCCCGGCAAGGATGCGCGCGGCTTCGCTGCCCTGGTCCCGGCTGACCACGTCGGCGCCGGTCCGGCTGGTCAGCTCAGCGGAGACGGCTTCCGCCTGTGCCGTCTCGTCGTCCTGGACCGGCCGCGCCGCTGACACGGCGTCATGCAGCGCAGCGGGGAAGGTGTGTGGGTCCCTGTCACGCCAGTCCGTCAGATCATCCCCAGCCTGTGGAATACCCAGGGCATAGACCATGACGCCATGCGCCTTGAGCCCATCAGCAAGCCGCCGGTTGAAACGTTGCCCTGCCGCGTCGTTGTCCCCGGCAGCGATCACCTGGGTTCCCTTGAGCCCTTCGGCCAGCTCCTCAAGAAGCTCCGGGCTCCCAGCAAGAGCGGCCCCACGGATGACTACGGCGTCATAGCCGACGGCCACGGCTGTGAGGCCGTCTCCGGGCCCCTCAGAGACGATGGTTACCCCATAGCCGCCCTGCCCCCGGAAGACGCCGTACGGGGCCCAGCGCTGAGCCCTGGGGTTGCGGAGCGAGACCCAGCGCCCTGGGCAACCTCCGCTCAGGTCCCGCCCTTGCAAGCCACGGGCTACGCCGTTGAAGTCCATGAGCGGAACGGCCAGCCGGGGGAACCGGGTGAACGCCCTTGAGCGGTAGGGGAAGTTGGGCACGCTGTGCCCGTCGTCGGCGCCAAGCCGCAGTTCTTCGGCTAGCTCCTGGTCAACGCCAAAGCGACGGGCCACGTAGGCGAGTGCCTGGGCGCCTACCTGCGACGTGGAGTCGTGCAGCCATGACGACGCGCGGTCAACGTACTGGGCCAGCGCGGCAGTTGGGCCAGCACCCACCAGGGCGGGGCGCTCACGCGGGGCCGTAATCCCTGGGCCGGTCGTGTCGAACAGGTGGGACCAGGTGAGGCCAGCGGCCTTGACCACGTCCTCATTGGGGCAGCCAGCACGGCAGGACAGCCGTACCTTGCCGTCGTCGCCACGCCAGATCCGCAGAGACGGACGGCTGTCCCCGTGTGCTGGGCACAGGGCAAGGTATCCGTCCGCCTCTTCGGTCACGTCCGCAAAGTGGGCGAGTACATCAGTGAACATCATCGGTAATCAGCTCCCTTGATCACCCCTAGGGGGAGCGCAAGGGTTGCCAGTGGGACCCGTCACTGAGCGTGCACCGAACAGAGCCCAGCATGTCCGTTTTAACCCGCATCACCCCGATGCCGGCATTTCCGCGGTACTCACGCTGTGTGACGAGCGGTACGCACGTCGGCAAGGAGTAGCCGGAAACGTTCAAGGTCCGTGGTCATGTACCACTTCCGCGTATCCAACCCCCGGAGCGAGGGCGTAAAGCTGTATCTCTTCGCGAACTCCGGCGCCGCGAGCGCGAGAGTCAGCCGTACCCTGGTCCAGGTGCGCACGCTGAAATGGACCTTGCCTCGCTGAACGCTCTGACGGTGCACCTTGACCACGGCCACGCCGTACGGGAAGCCCGCGTTCCTAGCCTCAACTTCCGCTTGCCGCAGGAACGTTGGCACGGCCGGACTCCGCACGTTCTTGCACTCCAGGACGAAGGGCACCGCATGCACGTCGCCTACATCTGCCGCACCTTCCTGCGCCGGTCTGCGGACATTGCATGGGTCGAAGGGGTCCAGGAATCTTCCGGCCTCATCAACCAGCCCTAGCGCGGCGTTCAGGTGGTTCCGAACGTCGCTCTCCCATTGGGTCCCCTTGGCCTTGTTCGGATTAGGCACGGGGCCGCACCCATCGGGCGTCAGCGCCACGCCGGACAGCGTGGGCGAGGGCATTCACGCAGCGCCCCCAGTCCTCCCGCCCAGGTGCGCCCGGTGCCAGCCACACCACATCCCCGGCACCCATCTGCCGCACGTCCCCCAGAGCCGGGGCCGCGTCAGCCGTTATGTACTTGTGCATGCTTCCCCTTCGGCAGTGCACCACGTGGTGCACTGGTACGCGAAAGGGCCGGGCGGCCCCGCAATGGGATTCCGTCCGGCCCTGGAGTTTGCGTTTACTTGCCGGTGGCGTCGGCCATGATGAGCCGCGCGTGTTCGGCGCTGATCCACTCCGGCCGCATGCTCCGGCGTTTGGCGAAGCCGGATTCGGTCCCAGTCGGCTGAATCCTGAGCATCGGCCTTAGTCGCCCATCCACCAGGACGGCGGTTACGTCAAGGATCAGAGCGTCAGAAAGCCGGACCCTGTTGCCTTGCCGGGTGGCGTAGTTGATCAGGTCACCTCGGTACAGCTCCTCTCCGGCGTAGTCGGTTACTACGCCCCTCTTAGCCATGCGCGCCCCCATTCCTGGCAGCTACGGCGCGCCGGATGTTCTCCGATGCGGTGACGGGTTCAAGGTGTCCGGGGTTCACGCAGAGAGTGTTCTGGCACAGGTGGTCTAGCTGTAGACCTTCGGGTATGTCGTCCACCATGAGCGTGTAGGCAAGGCGGTGGACGACCACCTGTCGGCCCCGGTAACTGATGTCCCCGTAGCGCTTAGCGCCCCCCGTGCGCCGGTTCTGTCCGCCAGGTGCTGATCCCTTCCAGACCCAGCAACCGGCTTCGTCCTCAACGCACTTGGCCATGAGGCGTTCAAGGGCCCGCCGGTCGTAGTCATCCCACATCGGCAAGCCCTTCGTCATCGTCAACGCCGAAGCGTCGACGCCGTTCGCTGATCAGCGGCTTGCGTTCAGCGGGCGCCCACTCCCACAGGGGCGAACGGATTACGTCGTCTGACTGGTCTCGGAGCCACGTCCGGAAGAGCGCACCGTCCGCGTATGCCGTACGCGCCATGGCTCAGCGCTCATCTGCAATGGCGTCGTCGTATGCCTTGATGACCTTGACGACTGGCTTGACGTAGGAGACGGCGCGGCCCTTGTTGGGGCCCTTCTTGACGGTGTACTCCACCAGCTCAAGAACCAGCTCAGCGAGCGCCGGGCCGTCCACGGCCTCAAGGTCGTTCTCATACTCGTGAAGCACGCTGGCAAGGGTCCAGCTCCCGGACTGGAACTTGAAGACACCAAGCTCCGGATCATCCGCCAGCCTGAACGTGATGGTGATAGAAGGCGACGGGCCAAGAAGATCCTTGGCCGCTTCCTTGCGCTCCGCGAAGAGGTCCGGGCAGCCACAGTGCTTGCCTGCCTTCTCCTCGGGCGACAGGAAGACTGAGCCGTCACAGTGATGGACCAGCTTGGAGCGATTCCAGAGCTTCATGTCCGCGTAGATGGCGTCCGGGCCGTCCAGGACTACGGGGATGCTCTTGCGGTCCGTGAACACGTCGATGAAGAACTCCCCCGTGCTGTCCGTCTCTATCGGCTCTCCGCCGAAGAGCTGGGCCACGGACTGGGCAACCACGGGGTCACCCGTGGAGATCCGCCACTCAGTGAGTACTTCCGGAACGCCGTCCACGGAGCGGCCGGAGTGAAGACGGCCCACGGTGTCGTCGGTAAAGGTCTGGCGCGGCTTCGGCTTCGCGTTCGGATCGGTCGCGAAGATGGTCATGCGGTTAGCCATTCGGGCTTCTCCTCAAGTCAGCTTGAAGAGGGGCGAGCGGGGGAGGCATCTGAGCAGTGCGCCACGTGGTGCACTGCTCTCCGTCCCCCGTCCGCCCCTTCTGGGTGGCCTAGAGCGGGGGAGTTGCCCGGCTACTTGCCGCGCCGCTGAGTGCCCGTGACGAGCTTTTGTGCGCTCTTGGCGATGGCGCGGCCAATGACCGTCTTGGAATCTTCGCGGTCCCAGGTGAAGACCCGGCGCAGCGCAAGGAAGACAGAGAACACGCCTTCGTCAATACGAACCGGCTTGAACGCCCAGGCGTCCGGGGTGATGTGGAGAACGGCGGCACCGTCAAACTCCGGCATGGGCTCAGTGCTGCCGTCCGGGGCAATGATCCGGTCGGCGTGCGCGTAGGCGCTCATCTGCAAAGCCACGTCCGGGTATGTGGCCTTGCTGGTCTTCCAGTCGGCCATGAGCAGATGCGGAGCCCCGGAACGGTCCGGAGTCGGCTCGCCCTTGTCGTCCAGCCACACCGTGAGGACGGCATCAAAGGAACCGGCGTACTCATGACTGTCAGACCAGGCCACGTCTTCGGCCCGTTCAAGGCGGGGATTCACGGCCTTGAGGAAGTCCGCGAAGCGCTCCCGGTAGGGCTCAAGGTCCGGGTGGACGTGACCAACGGTCTCCCCCCGGATCATGCGCTCAAACAGGTCGTGGGCCTGAGAGCCCACGTCGGCGCGGACTTTGGTGTACCTGCGGCTGGCGCCCTTGAGGTAGTCAACGGCCCCTTGCCGGTCCCGTGCCGCCATCTGCTCCACGAACGGCAAGCTATCCACGGCGAGTTCGGCCGTCATCTTCGCGGCCCAGTACATCAGGAAGGGCTTCGGGAGCATGGCCACGACGGAGGTGACTCCGGGGTGTTTGATTTCCGGCCGGTCTGGGTGGATGTAGAAGCGGCTGCCGCCGCGCTGGATGGTGCGTACGCGTCCCACGCGTGCCCCCTTCGGGGTAGGTGTTGTGTCACCTGGTGGGGAGCGTGGGGGTTGCGCGGCTCTGTGCGGCCGCCTGCGGACACGAGAGAGCCCCGCCGGACCCGTGGGGCCAGACGGGGCTAGAAGGCGCTCAGGCGGCTGCTCAGGGCTTCACGGCGCCACATCCGCAGCACTTCACACCGGAGCCCTTGAGATCCCAGCATCCGCAGTGCGCGTCTTCGGCGCATCGCGCCGCATCAACGTACGAGTGTTCCGGCGCCGGGTCGCCGTACTCAGCGAAGAGCCGCCCGCACGGAGCGCACATCAACTTGCCGTTGTCCACCGTGCTGGACGGAAAGACCGTGATGGCCTTCTTGCCGCACAGCCCTTTCCCGGTCACCGTCCCCGCCCCCGGCACGTAGACACAGGGAGGCCCTGCCGTGCCCTCTCTGCTGAGAATGTCCACGTGCGGGAAGTCCCCGACCGTGTAGCGCTTCTTATCGCTCATTGCCACCCCTTGCGTACGGCAGTGCACCACGTGGTGCACTGCCTCTAAGCGAGAACCCCCGACCCGTTGATTGGGTCGGGGGCTTCCGTTCAGTCGACTGACGGTCAGATCGCGTTGATCTCCTTGCGGATGCTCGCGAGAAGCGCAATCAGATCGTCCTTGCGGCTGGCCTTCGCGTCTTCGTCTTCCAGCTTCTTGGCTTCGCTGATCTGCCTATCAAACGCGTTCTTGAGACGCTTGATCGGGTCGGTCTCCTTGTCCGGCGCCGGAGCGCTCAGCGAAGCGTCCGCTTCCTCCTGGGTGATCTCCCCAGCCTTGACGGCCTCTTCAAGCTGCTTCTTGCGCTCCGCCTTCTTGCGGCGCTCTTCGGCGTACTGCTCAGCGCGGGTGGTGCGGGCAAAGCCCTTGCCCATCGCCTCGTAGTAGTCGAAGACCCGCTCAGACCACTTGATAGGGCGCCGGGTGGTGTTGCCGTCCTTGTCCAGGAGCAGATTCCCCAGGTGGTCTCGGTCCTCAACCATGTAGTCCGCCGGGAACATCTCCAGCGCGTTCTTGTACTTGGCGCGCTCCGCCTCCAGGCGGTCCTTGTCCTCCTGGTAGGTCTCCGACTTCGGGTCGGGCTCTACGTCCAGCTTGCGGACGTACTCCACCGTGACGGTACGGGTGGCGCGACGGGCGTCGGTCTTGATGCCGTCAAAGGTGTCACGCACCACGTCAGCCTCAGCGTCCTCGCCCGGCTCCGGGAGCTGCTTGAGGACCTGGTCATACATGTCCGACGCGGCATCGCGGGTGATCTGCTGCCTGACAGGGAGGTCCGGGTCCCCGTCCTTGTCCCGGATGTTGGAGCGGATGGCTACCAGGACCGTGGCCACGTTGGTGCCAGCCGCGAACCGGTGCTTGGCGGCGTCAACGATCTTGTGGTAGCCGCTCTCATACAGGGCGGGAAGTTCCTTGACCTTGCTCAGGTCAGTGGTGGCAAGGTTGGCGACCTCCTTGCCCTTTGCGGGCTTGCCGTCCTTCGCGGCCTTGTCGGCAGCCGTCTTGGCCTTCTTGGCGTCCTTGACGGTCTTCTCCACGTCGGCGCGAAGGCTGGCCTTGATGCCAGCGGCACCACGGCCGGTGATGAGTTCAATGGCCGTCTTGACCTCTGCTTGAAGTTCCGTGGCCGCGTCTCCCTTGCCCTCTGTCACGAGTGACCGAAGCCGCTCCATGCTGGCCTTGATCTCCTCAACGGCCTTGTCCTGGTCCGCCTTGCTCATGGTTGCCACGGCTTCGGTCTCCTTCGTCTCTTTGGATGTACCGGTCACGGGGGTCGCGACGCGGCGGGTTACGGTCCTGTTCAGCCCGGGAATCTCAATCGCCTCTTCGGTGATCTCAACCGGGCCAGTGGGGGTCAGCTTGCTGCACTTGACGCACAGTTCAAGGTCCGGCTTCTGCTCGTGGGCTTGCCCCCAGGAGCGAAGGGGGTCCTTCGTGCGGGTCGGGCAGTAGGGAATGTTCCGACCGTGAGAGTCGGTCTCCTTAATGGCGTGGATCACGCCACCGCTCACCACGGCGCCAACGCGCACGTCTCCGCGAACCTCACTCAGTTTGAGCTTGCCAGCCACCTTGTCCCCCTCATCGGTCGTGTTGACGGCCTCGGCCGCCTCTTCTCGTGTCGCCCGCGCGCGCTGGGCCTCCGCGTACTGCGCGCTGATCTTTGCGCGGGTTGCGTGGGCGGAGCGGAGGGCTTCCGGCGTCGCTTCGTCGTCGTCTTCGTCCGCGTTCTCCAACGCCTCAACCCAGGTGTCCATGTAATCGGCCAGCCAGCCCAGGGTGTAGAAGCTCACCCAACCGACGGCGTGGCCGGTCTTCCGGGTGGGGAGAGCCAGGATCTCCGCGCGAACCTCCGGCTCTTCGTCACCCTGGAGGCATCCCGACTCATTCAGGAAGCCCTGGGCGTGCTTCGAAAGGGAGACCTTGAACTTGTCAGCCGGGGCTTCATCAGCGGCCATGGACTCAAGCTGTGCCAGCGCAGCCTTCTCGCACGTCTTGCACAGCTTGCGCGCACCCTTCCCCGCCGCGTCAAGGGCGTCGGCGAGCGACCCGAACGACTGGCCAGCGACGAAGTTGCGGGAGCGGGTGAGGGAGGGGCAAGCACTCTGAGCGTAGTAGCCGACGGCTCCGCCGGACTCTTCGCCGCTGCCGGTAGTGCGGATGGAGATGCCGTCAATGTGGTTCGTGGTCCGGTTGTACTTGATGACGTACTCCATGGCCCCGCCCTCCGCTTCAAGCCCCGCCCCTAGCGGCGCCTTGAGGGGCCAAGAATGGCATACGTACGCGCGCCCGCGCAAGGCAGTGCACCACGTGGTGCACTGGTCCAAACGCAAGAAGCCCCCTACCAGCCGCAATGACTGGTAGGGGGCTCATCCTTTTGGGTGACTCTCACTCAAGTCAGGGTGTCTGCAAGCGAGTTGAGAAGAGCGACCGTTCCGGCATTGGCCAGAGTCGCGTCAGTCGGATAGTCGTCTAGCTCGCGCTCACTGTCGTGTGTCGCTGGTACATCCGAGTAGCCGGGGCGGATGATTCGGACCAGCTTGAAGCCCCGGGCCCGAAGCGCGTCGGCTTCATTCCCGTAGCGGCAATCCGTGATCACCACGGGGAGATTCCAGCGGTCGGCCACGGCCACCTTGTCCAGGGCCAGCCCCAGCCAGAAATCCGGGTCCAGCTCCCGTACACCCTGCCCGGCATGCTGGAGTACCCGGCGGACTTCTGGAAAGCGATCCTTGGCAGTCTCCCAGCCGTAGCGCTTGACGACGGCAGTCAGCCGGACGGCCAGCGGTCCGTACCCGGCGGGCTCATAGGCCACGATGGGGTCCAGGCTCAGCGCCACGTCCTTGAGTGGGTCAGCGAAGGCCACGCGGGTGTAGGCGAAGCGGTGGACCAGGCGGGCGGCCACCGTGTCCTTACCGGTGCGTGCGCGGCCAATGAGCGCGATGTGCGGATGTGTCATGGGTCCAACTCCCGTGGCGCGTAGGTATCTTCCACGGCCACGGGAGCTGGACGGTTGCCCTAGACCTAGCGGGACCGGAAGGTGACTCCGGCCATGTCCAGAGCGTCCAGGGTCTTGCCGTTCTCAACCCGCTGGACGGCTTCACCGGTGCCCAGGATGGCGGCGCCGACGCCCAGAATGAGGGCGGTCGGAAGATCCGGGAAGTAGTGGGCCACCAGGGCGAGACCGGCAACCAAGACGGCGTAGATGCGGGTGGCGTGATCCTTGACGAAGGTCATGGGTTGGGCTCCAGTTCTGTTGTGGGTTGGGTTAGACGCGGGGCACCTTGAGAGCGTCCCACGTGGTTTTGCCGGGCCAGCCGTCTGCGTCAGCGCCGGAGAAGTCCCGCTTGCGCTGCCATGCCGCGTAGCTCTTGCGGTCGGCATCTGTCCAGCGGGGGCCCGGACCTTCGGTGTAGCGGCTGCACCCTTCCGCCACCAGGCGCTTGCCCATGGCGGTAATCAGGGGGCTCTTCGGGGCCGACTTGAAGAAGGCGGCACCAGGGAACGGCGCATACTTGGACGGCTTCGGCGGCTTGCCGCCAGCGGCCTTGACGATGCCGGGGAAGACCTCGTTGCGGAACTGGGCGGCTCGCTTGTCACCCGGGCACGCGGTGCCGCCGTCCGACCACTGGGGGAACATCCGGTGGATGCCATAGCCGGGGTCACTGTGAGACCGGCAGATCCTCAGCGGAAGCCCGTGGTGCGTATGCATCCACGCGCCCAGCTTGATAAGCGTGGCGACCTGATCCGGCGTCCAGGAATCGGTGTGCCTGAGGTTGCTGGCCGTCTCGACACTTACGGCGCCTGTGCCGTCGCCCCTACGGTTGGCGTACATGTTGGAATCCGCGCGGGTCTCTGTGCCGATGAACTGCGCTATCCGGCCGTCGAAGCCGACCCCGAAATGACTTTCAAGGTTGGTGGAGTACTTCCAATACTCGTACGTCCGCTCAGGGGTCCACGGGGCAGCGATGGAATGGAAGATGAGTTGCGTTGGCCGGATGGCTTGCTGGGAGTCACTTTCCGGCTGCACTTCCATCTTCTTGGCTCCGGGATACCAGGCCATTGGGTGCACTCCTCTGCGGTAGGGCAGTGCACCATGTGGTGCACTGGTTGTGTTTGGTACAGGAGCGGGACGGTTACGACGTGATATCGGCCGCAGAGGTGGCGGGGCTGGGAGAGTCGTCCCCCAGCGCTGTGCCGGTCCAACTGCCTCGCAGGTCGTTGCCGTGGCGCGCGATGCTGCGGCATGTGTCCGTGATGGACAGTGCGCTAATGGCCTGGTTGCCGCTGCCGTTGGGCCGCACCTTGTTGCCGACGACGCGGGCGGAGTTCGCCCCGCTGGAAAGCCGGATGCCGTAGTACGTCGCGTTGGCCGCACTGCCGGGGCCCGATATCAAATTCGTCTGGATCTGGATATCCGCTCCGCCCTGGACCAGGACGCCCGTCTGAGCCGGGTCAATGATGTTGTTCGCGGTGAAGGAAACACTCGTACCGTTCACGGCGGTTAGGCCGTTGCCGCCGCAGCGCAACACCTGGTTTCCGGTGGCGGTCAGCAGAGAGCACAATTCGGTAGAGATACCGGTGCCGGTCGCCCCGCTGATGACATTGCCGAAGACCGATACTCTCTCGGCCCGCTGAAAGCGCATCGCGTTGCCGGAGGAATTGACCACAGTATTGCCGGTGACGGTCACCTCCTGGACCACGCCCGTAGCCTCTCCCAGCACAACAATGGGTTCGTCGTAGGCACCGCACGAGCGGAGGACGTTGCCCGTGATGGCGATATCACGCATGAGCTGGGAGGCGTTGGTCACCGTGCCATCCGGCTTCTTGGTGTCTTCCGGGTCCGTGGAGATGACCGACCGCAGACGCACGCCTGAGCCGCACCCCTGGAACGTGTTGGCCGATACCGTCAAGTCCTCCCAGTTGTAGGCGCTGACGGCGTACTGAGACAGGTCACGGAAGCTATTGCCGACGATGCGGATTCGGCGGTGCCAACGGTCGATAGTCGCGGAGTGGGAACCGATGCCGCGCGGCCATGCCGTCGTACCCGGCGTGCCGGACGGTCCGAAGTAGCAGCCGGATATCTCAATGTCTTGCGATGCCTGGTGGTCGTACGGGCCGAAGCCGCCGAAGACGCCGGACATTTTGGCAAGGTCAAGCTGGACGGCCTCGCTGAAATCCCGCTGCCCGGGGTCCACGTAGCCCAGGAAGCGGCAGCCCCGAATGATGCCGTGCTCCGTCGAGTTGAGTTCCACCGCGTGATAGCCGCTCACGTCGCGGATCTCCACGCCCTGAATGGTGACGTTCCGCGCGTGCCCGATGCTGATGCACATGGCCGGGGCGGTAAGCCCGTTGGCAGTGCCCCTCATGTCAAGGGTGCCGCCCTCAATGACGATATTGCCGTGTCCCTCATAGCCGCCGAACGTCTGGCCAGCGTCGCCGTTGAGAATCAAGGTCTCTGCGGCACCGCGTCGCAGGATGGCCCCGGGCAGCATCGTGAGCCGTGTATTGCGGCGGATGCGCAGAGGCAGGGTGGAGAGCAGATAGGTACCGGCTGGCACGATGACCTGTCCGCCCCCGGCGGCATAGACGGCGTCGAGAGCCGCCTGGAAGGAGGGCGCGTCATTCGTACTGCCGTCGCCCCGGGCGCCGTAAGCGCGGACGCTACGCGCACCGGCTATCTCCCTGGCGCTGAACGCGCCATCGGTGGCAAGGGAGCCGACCCCGGAGCGGTACAGGGTGGTGTCCCTGTCGGCGACACCGGACCCCCATGCCATGTAGCCGTCAGCGCGTGCGCGCCACCGGTCGAAGGTCTCCGCCCCGATGATGGCAGCGAGAGCGGTAGCCGTCGCGGACGCAAGTTGGCTCCGGACCACCCCGGTTACTACGCCACCGGTCGCAGCAAGCGCCCCCACGTCGGCAGGCTTGAGGATGATTTGCGGCCCTAGGTAGCCGTTGACGCTGTCCACTGACCCGTTGCCGGGGTCGCCCTTCGCGCCCTTGAGTGAGGCGACCCATTCGGCCTCAGTGCCCTGGTAGCCGTTCTCCAGGGCCACCTGATAGGCGCTCAGACCCGGAACAGGGACGAAGTGGGGAGTAGTCGGGTCAGCGGTGACAATGTCGGCAAGGTCCACATCCGCAAGGGACTTCGGCAGCACCACATTAAAGGTGCGCCCGCCGATCACCCCGGACAGGTTCTCTTTGACCAGATAGGCCCAGCCGGACGGCTGCATGTCCGGCGCATCCGTAGCGGGAAGGCGGACGGAGAAACGGCCGTTCTCATCCAGCGGAGCTACCACGGGGCCAGCAATGAAAACATCCGACGCCGGGAACGTCAGCATTGACGGAGCGTTGAAAGTGACCGTTCCGGCCAGCGGGCGCCCGTCCGGGCCCAGGTAGGTTCCATGGACGGTCACGGTCGGAATGCTTGCGGGCAGCGCAAGCGCCATGGTGGCCCCCTATTCAGTTGTGGTGAGCAGTGCACCACGTGGTGCACTGCCCTAGCGGTTGTTGAGGAGTTCCCGGACCCGGTCGTGAAGCTCCTGGTTCTCCCGGCGCACTTCTCGCAGTTCGGCGCGCAGGGCGGAAAGCTCCTGTTCCTGACGGTCTACCTTGCTTCGGTACGCCTCTGCCTCTTCCCGCCATGAGGCTTGCATTCCTGTGCGGAAACGACGAAGGGCGACGGCCATGAAGACCAGGAGCGGAGCGACGATTTCAGCGGTGCCGTAGAGGCGGGTTAGGTCCATGTCTCCTCACACACCGAAGTGCGGCTCATTGATATCTGGACCACGGCCCCAAGAGCCGCCGGACCCGCGCACCCATGCCCAGCCGAACGAGGACGCTTCGGGGATGCGATCCGCCGGTAGTCCTACGCAATAGTGCATGGACGACAGGCCGTAAGACCCTTCGTCGCGGTTGGGTACAGTCAGGAAGTCCGGCGCCCATTTACTGTTCTCGCGGTAGGTGGGAACCCACCACCATTTTCCGTCATCCCCCTGTTTGTATCCCCAGTTGAGGATGCCGTCATTGACGTCTGACCCCTCCGGGGCAGCGATGGCATAGAAGGTCTGCCCCTTCGGCTTCTCCGGCCCCTTCTTGTACCTGTGCTGTAGCTCAATGGTGTAGATGGTGGTGTCGTCTTCGTAGTCCCAGCCGTACGGAATCTGGTGCACCCAGCGCATGACGCATACACCTACCTGCCGGGAGGCCATGCCGGTCAAATTGAAGACGCCGGAGGCGCTGACTATCTCGCGCTCTGCCTTGCCGGTGTGCCTGAATGCGGCTAGGCGGATTTCCGCCTCCCGCCTGCCGGTAAGGAGCCAGTCCGTGATGAACTTCACCTCCACCCGGTCAAATACCAGGCCGGTTACGTTGGCGATACCGAAGGATGACCAGATATTGCCGCCTACGGCGGGGCGGCTTTGGGCGGCCCATTCCACCTGGGGATACCGGTCGAACCTGTTAGCTGGCGCGGGGGCGCGCTCAATGGCCGCCAGCCGTCGCTTGACCTCTGCGAGTTCATTGACCAGCGACGGCGGTACGACATTAGCTTGCGTCGGCATTGGTGAACACGTCCTTACTTGCCAGGGCGAGGGAAATACTTTCGGAGCCGTTCACGTCCACCGTCGTAGCGCATTCCGTCACCACGAATTCGTCATACAGCGCGACGTACCCGGCATCCACCTGGATGGCCGCGTACTCACCGGGGATGAATTCTGCCGGGCTGAAAATTCCGGGGTAGAGGGTGAGTTCAGGGATGGCGACGGGGACAGCTCCGGCGTTGATGGTGGCTGACGCCTTGTCGAAGAGCGTCTGTGTTTCCTTCACATCGCTGTACGTGGCGACCTTGACCCGCTCCGGCATGCGCTCTGCTAGCGAGCGGTTGACCTTGCCTGCCACCAGCTTGCCGCCGTTGCCGGGGTCGGCGCCGATGGCGTATGCCTGTGTGCACAGGGCCGTACTGTCGTAGGCGACGCGAGTGACGTTGCAATTGGCCCGGTGCGTGAGGCGGTGTGCGGTCTTCACCCCGGACCGGTCCGCGATGACGAACCGGTTCCCTATCTGCTTGTCCGGCACCTTCCAGTACGCCTCATAGCGGAAGTTGAAACCGCCGATGTTGTCGGCCAGCTCCTCAATCGCCTCGGCGGCATTCCTGAGTTCGTACCGGGTCCACATGGCCGTTCTGAAACGCCCTAGGCCGATACGCCGCAACTGGCTCGCGTCGGTGCCAATGCCGTTGTCGGCATTGAAGTAGGCGAACCAGTTTTGCAGAAGCTTCGTCTGTTCCTGAAGCCTCGTTGACCAGCCGCTAGCGAAGTGCCGCGCCTTGTAATGCGAGTGAAAGCCGGAGGCATTCAGAGTCAGCGTTCCGGCGGCTATGTCGGCGGACAGGGTCCACAGAATGCCGCCCCACACGGGGATGCCGTCCCGCAGCACCACAAGCCCGCTTACGCCGGGGACCAGCGACTCAGAGTCTGCTTCCGGCGCGAACAGTGGGATACCGACCGTAGCCGCCCCCGGAGCGTTCAGCGTGTGAGTGAACGAAAGGCCGGTGACGGGCAGCGGGCGCACGACGTTCCCGGTCTTCATTTCGGTCTGTACGACGGCATACGTTGCGCTCATCAGACCCACCTGTCCCGCCACGTGATAGTTGCCGTCGTCGCCCGGCTCTGCGCTTCGCTGGTCAGTTTCAGCCGGTGCTCTCCGAAGTTGTACTCAGGCCACACAGAGCCCTGGGTGATGCGGTCTTTGAAGTCGTTGCCCGCATCTGAAAGGACGGTCTGGGCCGTGGCGTCAATCGTCACGTTGCCGCCGTAGGTCAGCCCGAAGTACTGGCCGGTGACTTCATCCATGAGCACGCAGTTCGCTGCGTTCTCCAGCCGGATCACGGGAAGCGCCGGAACGGAGCCGACGTGCGTGAACCGGAGCCGGGGGTCCGACCCCTGCCAGGGGCTGGAGAGCGGGTAGGTGCGGAGCGCATCACCATAGATGTGCGGATCAGTGGCGAACAGTTCCACCACGATGTTGCACACCCGGTGCATGAAGTTGAGGTCAAGGGGTGCGGAGCGCTTGCGGGGGCGCACGTTCACGAAGCCGGTGCGGTCCCCGGCAACCCCTGGGAAACGGAAGCGAAAGGGCCGCTCCCGCTCCGCCGGTCGGAAAGCCGCGTACACCTCACTGAGTGCGGCCGTGAACTCCTCCCGCGTACGCCCGTATACCTCAAGCGTGAGCGTCACGGCGCGGCCGTTCATGTAGTCGTCGCCCGGATAGAGCCCATGCCGCTGAACAAGTGTGAGGTCCGCCGTTCGGATATCCGGCAGCGACAGGAGGCCGTCCACGCCCACCAGGGATATGGCGGTATCCGGACGGCCCATGACCAGCCCCGCGAACTCGCATGTCCAGTCGTCCAGATCCGCCATGGCGGCCCCCTGTTCAGTTGTGGTGGGCAGTGCACCACGTGGTGCACTGCCTAGCTGGCGACCCGCAGAGCCCAGGCGACTTCGCGGCCGATGCTGTACGGGTCGGCGTTACTGGTGACGTTGACCGTGACCGGGCCGCCTGCCGGTGCGGCGTGGTTGGGCGTGACGTGTGACCCTGCGGGCAGGTTGACCCATTCCGGCCCACGCTCACCGACCCGTGTGAGCCCGGCAGCCGGGCCGCCCATGGCGCGGATTTTGGGGATGGGGCTATCCGGCAGGTTGATGGAAAGCCGCCCCCATCCGAGTTTGTTGGGAATGGCCCAGTTCAATAGGTCAATGACTCCGTTGATGGCTCCCTTAGCGGCGCCAGTCACGGAGCTTGCCAGCGATGCGGCGAAGCCGCCGAGGCGGGAAAGGCCGCCCTTGATTCCGTCGATGACCACGCGTCCGATGTTCAGCGCGGCGTTCTTCACTGATCCCGCAGTACTGGCGATCCGACCGGGAAGGGAGGCGAAAAAACTGATCACGCCTTGAAGCCCTTCCTTCGCCCGGTCCTTGACGTAGCCGAATGCCGCCGCCGTGGCCCGCTTGATGGTGTCCCAGTGCTTGATGATCAGACCCGGTCCCGTGAAGTTGAGGAACAGGTTTTTGATCAGCTCGAAGACGCCCTTGATCCTCTCCCACACGGCCTGGAAGGCGGACCCCGTCGCCTTCTTGATGCTGTCCCAGTTGGCCCAGATAAGAGCGGCCAGAGCAACGACGGCGGCAATGATCAGAGGAATGGGGCCCATGGCGAGTACCCACGCGGCAGCGATGCGGGCTCCCTGAATCATGGCCTGTGCGCCCATAAGGACCCACTGGCCGACCATGATTGCCGCGTTGAGGACGGCGGCAGCCGCCCCGGCAATCCACTGCCCGACGATGACGGCGCCGGATATGAGCGCCTGCCCGCCCGCCTTGAGCCAGCCGCCGACCACGGCCCAGGATGCGGCCACCTGGGTTGCTGCCGAAGTGGTGGCCGTCGTGCCCGTGGTGATCCACGCGCCTACGGCCTTCGCCCCGGCAATGACGGACTGGACGCCCCACTGGATGAGGGCGGGCAGCAAGAGCGTGGTGATAACCCCCGCCACGGCCAAGATCGGGGCCTTGTTCCGCTCCATCCATCCGGCCAGTGTCGCCAGCTTGTCCGCCAGCCCCTCAAGGGCGGGCAGGACCGTGCCGCCGATGGCGTCCACGGCAAGCGTCTGAAGCCCGCGCCAGAAGGCTGTGAGCTTCTGTGACGCGTTGTCGTGCATGGTCTTGCCCGCACGGTCCGCCGCTCCGTTGACCTTGTCCAGACCGTTGGACGCTGCCGCTGACGCCGGGTCCATGGCGTACAGCGCGTCACCCATGACGTTCGCTGGATCTCCGAACAGGGCAGCCGCAGCGTTGAGCTTGACTGTCTCGTCCTTCGTCCCGCGTAGCGCCTTGAGCGTCATTCCCAACGCTTCCTGCGCCGACTTTCCGCCCTTGCCCATCCGGGCGGCTATGTCATCTGCGTCCAGGCCAATGGACTGGAACGCGTCCTCTACGGCCGTGCCGCCCGCAACGGCCAACTCTCCAAATTGGCCGATGGCATCGGCCACCTGGTCGGAGTCCCGGGCGCCAGCCTGGAGAGCCTGAGAGATCAGGCCCATGGCCGTCTTGCCGTCCAGCCCAACGCGCTGGAACTGGACGGAATATTCGTTGAACGTGTCCAGCAAGTCCCCGGCTTTGTTGCTGCCGTTCTGGGCGCCGACAACGAGAATGTCAAACGCCTCTTTGGCGTTCTTGGCCATTCCCGTCTTGAGCATGGTCCCTACCGCATTCGCGGTAGGCCCTACTTCGTCACCCAGGACGGCGGCCACGTCCATAGCAGACTTGCCGACCTTCGCCATTTCGTCGGCTGTCGCGCCAGCGGGGACAAGGCCCTGTTGCCACAGATTCTTCAGTGCCTCATTGGCGTCGGCTACTGACTCGCCCCAGCCGGATGTGTAGATAGCGCCTGCCGCCTCACCCAGCCGCTTAGCCTCTTCCGGACTGGCGCCTAGCTGAGCCGCCAGGAGGTCACTACCGGCTTCCCGGTCCATTGCCTCACTGATACCGGCCACCAGCCCAGCACCGACGGCCAGACCAGCGGCAGCGGCAAGCCCGCCGAAGCTCTCGGCAAGCCCTCCCAGCGAATCCCCCGCCTCGTCGCCAGCGTCAGCGACCTCATCCCCCAGCCGCCCCGCTTCTTCGGTGGCCTGACGTAGCGCCTCTTCGACACGATCACCGAAGCCGGTCACGTCCGACGCGCCAGCATTCAGTGACTGGCTCAGGTCGTCCAGATCACCCAAAAGCGTGATCGTAATGGGCTTCGCCACGCCGCCCGCCCCCTATTCAGTTATGTCATAACCGGCGTCCGCCGCTCCCCCGGCGCCGGTCTGCCGGAGCGACCACGAGAAGCCCGCCGCTCCGCCTTGTGTTGTGCTGCGATATCGGCTGCCATCTGGTCAGCCAGGGTGTTGAAGTCCCTCAGCGAGAGCGCGCGCACGTCCGACCACGTCATGCCCTTGAAGTGGCCGACCATGCGCGCGCACGTGATCACTCGCTGAGCGCGGAAGGGTCCTTGCGGGACTTCTGCTTGAACTGAATCTTGAGCTTGCCCGCGTCCTCTGCCGTAAAGGAGGGGTCCTCCCGGCGCTTGATGACCACGGCCATTGCGCGCAGCATCTTCGCCTTGCGTGCGCCGGGCTTCGCCAGCGAATCCAGCGGGCCGTCAATGATCTCTTCGATAACGTCGATTTCATCAATGGTGAGACTGTCGATATCCAGCGACAGAACCTCATCCAGCGAACCGGCTGTGTCGGCCTTCTTGCCCATATTCAGTTCTCCTGTATTCAGTTTTCGAGCTTGTTGCGGAGCACAGCGGATATCTCACGCTCGTACGTCTCGGCTACCCGGTCACTGTTACGGGCCATGGCCCGGTACAGGAACCTGTTCGGGCGGATTCCGCGCTTGGGGTAGCCGAAGTGGATTGCGCCCGCGTAGGGGGCGCGGGAGGCGGTTCCCGCCTTGATGGCAGCGGAGTTGGCCGACGCGACGACCTTGACTGAACGCGCCAGCTTCCCAGGCCGGTACTTCCTGTTGTCCTTGCGCGTCCGGGTGTGCTGCGGGACGCCTCGCTGAGCATCCGGCTTGATCAGCTCCGCCGCTTCCTTGTTGACCTCCCGTACGCGCTTGCTCAGGTCTTTGTCCTTGAGCTGGCGCAAGGTCCTCTTGAGCTGGTTAAGCCCTTCCACTCTGACGGAGAAACGCGAGCCTGCCACGGCGTCCAACCCCCTAGCAGTGCACCATGTGGTGCACTGGCCTACTTCTTCACCGTTGGAACGAACCCCGGCGTGGGCTCCGTGTACGTCAGTCGGATAGCGGCACGGCCGTCCCCCGGGTCCAGGATGCGAAAGGGAAGCTCCGAGACGGTCACGTCATCAACGCTGGCTTCCGGAGCGTCCCCAGTGAACTGGACGGCGGGAAGGTCGATCTTCATAGACGCGCCCGGAGTGATACCGGCGAAGTCCAGGGTCAGGGAAGCCACCTTCCCGGCAATGAACGCTTCGTACACCCGCAGCGCACCCGTGGTGAACTCGCCCTCTAGCGTCCCCTCGTATGTCGGCATGGCCGCCCGTACGGGAATCTTCTTGAGGGCGTCGGCCCGCAGGAAGCGCCGGTCGGTCTTCAGGCCCCTGTCTCCCGTCAATTCAAGGGAGTTGGCATCCAGGGGCACGTCGGCGCCGTCGATGTTCACCGCGATAGCCGTGCGAGTCCAGTCGTAGACGGCGGCCTTTGCCGGGTACGTGATCGGCAGCGCGTCAGCGGGCTTGTCCGAATGGCTCACGTCCTGAAAGTCAAAGGTGACGGTCGCCGTGACGGCGTTCTCCACCTCTGCCTTGAGTTCCCACTCAGTGGCCACACACCCGACGTGGCGATAGGCCACGGTCTTGCCGTCCGTGGTCGGCCGGAGCATCTGAGCCGTGAAGCTGGGCGACTCGCTGACGGCCGCCGTCTCGAAGACGTGGACGGTCATACCGGTAGTCGGGTTGGGGGTGCCACCGTCGTACTTGTCGAAGATGGCGGAGAACAGGGCCACCGCCCCGGCGTCGAGAACGTCGACTTCGAGTTCACCCTCCCCACCCATGTTGACGACGTTCCGGCGGTCGGCGCGGGCCGTCTGCATGCCCGCCCGGAAGCCGACGCTTTCGATAAACTCCCGGGTGGTCTTCCAGCTATCGGACTTGCCCTCATAGCCCAGCGTGGCGGTAGCCGCCGTGCCGTAAGTCGTTTCCTTGCCAATGCCAATAGCAGCGTCCAGCGCCATACCGGCCCCCTGTTCAGTTATGTGGTCCGTCCGCGTACGCGGACGCGGACAGTCAGCGCGGCGTACGCGCCGTCAGTGGATTCGGCCGTCTCCGTCTCGGAGGACTCAGGGCGTACGTCCAGGAGCCCGGCGACGCTCCCCGGGGCGACAGCCCGGCAGGCTTCGGAGACGGCCTCACGGAGCCCGTAGAGGGTGCGCTCAGCGGCCATCGGGTCACCGGGCGAGATCACCAGGGCATGCACGTCCACGTAGCCCGTAACGGATGTGGGCTTGCGCGGGCCCTGCCTCATGGCAGTGACGTTCATTTCGTCTTCCAGGGTGGCGCCCAGCCACACCTGTTGACGCCGGTCGCTCTTGCCCGTCTCCGCCCACGTGCACTGGACCCCAGCGGGGACCGTGGCCTTGAGCGCCTGGAACAGAGCGGCCTTCGCTTCGAAGATGAGCACGGCGCCCCCTAGATGAACGTGAACGGCAGACGGACGCGATACCTGTTCAAGTGCGCATTGACTTCCGGCAACGACGTTGGACGCCACGTGCCTCCCGCTTGCGCAAGCTGGACGGAACCGAACTCGCTTTGAAGCTGAAGCGCCCGGTCGGGAATGCGCGAGACCAGGTCAAGGCAGTACTGACGCGCCAGCGTCCGCACACACCAGCGGATCGTTTCCGGCGGCGCGTCTACGCCCTCCCAATTGCGCCCGCAGTAGACCTCAACGACTTCCACCGCATACGCGATAGCGTCCGCCAGCGTGCCGTCAGGGAAAAGCGTGGTGTCTTCCAGGCCGTCCAGTGCGCGGACTTCCTCAACGGTGGCGTACGACATGACACCCCCTATCCAGTCGAAGGGGGACCAGCGCACCATGTGGTGCACTGGTCCCGTCGTCCCGCCTTACGGCTTCGGGGTAACCGTCAGCACCTTCGCCGCGCGGAGATCCGTCAGGAGGCCGTCCGCCCGCTGAATGAAGCGGTACACGACCTGGTCACTCTGGAACTTCGCGTCAATGGAACGCTCAACGCGGAGCGGTCCGGCAAGCCGGATCTTGTACTTAGACAGGTCAGCGAAAAGCACCTTGTCATCCGGCACGACGGCGTCAGTGGACACCACACGGCCGTTGAACAGATCCGGCGCCCCAGCCGTCAAGGCGCTCTGCCACAGGTACTGACCGTTGCCGTCCTTGAGCTTGCGCATGGTCGCGGCCGTCTTGTCGGAGACCACGAAGGAGGCACCTCCCCGGTAGGAGCTGGGCAGCTCATAGAACAGGTCGATGATCGCGTCAGAAACCTTGGCGTCAGTGGCGCCTGCCGTCCACGTGGCCGTTGCCGGGCTAGCGGAAGGGACAAGCCCCTTGGGCTGGTTCGTACCCGTGCCCATCAGCCAGTGCGCCCCCATGCCGTGGCCCAGAGCGGGCCCAGTGTCGCCCACCAGGAAGCCCACCAGATCCAGCGCCTGGTCCTGGATGAACTCCGTTGAGATGACGGACGCATAGGCGTACTTGAAGGCACCGACGGACCGCTGAACGGTGGTCGGCGTGGACTCAGGAATGTTGGCGTTCTCCGCCACGATGCCCGCCGAAGCACGGCCGGTGACCACCGTGAAGTCAATCGGTTCACCCCCGGATGTCGTCAGGAGGGAGGCGCCGTTGCGCATCACGGTGGAACGCTCCACAGCTTCGGCAAGGAGCTGGCCGAAGAGCGTACGGGGAATCACGTTCTTGCCCGTGGTCGTGTCGACGGCGCGGGACTCCGGCGCGAAGTATGCCGTCTCATGCAGACCCAGGGAACGGAGCTGGGTTGCGGCCTCGCTCAGCTTGTCCTGAGCCTCCTTCTTGGAGCCGGTCCCCTTGAGGCCGCCCATAAGGGAGTTGATGGAAGCCTGAGACGCCATCGTCTCCACGCCCCGCTTAATACGGCCGTCATAGTCAGCGAGGGCGTCCAGCAGCTTCCCTTCCTTCTCGCGTGCCGACGCGTCCATGTCCTTGCCCGCGTGCTCCTCGGTGAGTGCGCGGAGTTCGTTCGTCGCCTTCTCGCGCGCCTCAAGGTTCGCGGCAAGAGTCTGAGCGTCCATGCGGACGACCCCCTATTTTCAGTTGTATATGCAGTTATCTGAGAAGCGCGCGAGCAAGCATCCGCGCCGGATGGTCGGGCAGTGCACCATGTGGTGCGCTGGCCCCGGGAATGCCGAGGCTCTGGGCAATGGAGCGCATGAGCCCGGCATCCGTGGTCGGATAGGCGGGATTGAGCACGGGACCCAGCTCCATCACGTCCATGCTGGTGATTTCCCGAATCGGGAGGCCGGACTCCTCGTCTAGATCGTCGTGGACGCGCTGGCCACCATCGTTCACGCGGAATGTGAAAGAAGAGCCCCGTACGTCCCCACGCTTGAGGAGTTCGGAAAGGTCCCTGCCGACCGTGGTATTGGGGAGGTCAATTTCGTACCATCCGCCTTCGGCGTCTTCGCCCGTCCGCAGCGTCCCCGCGCTCATCCGTCCTAGAGCGTTGTTGTTGTCGTGGTTGAACGTGGCCACTACGTCATTGCTGCGGAGGGAGGCCGCCCCGGCGCCCGGGACGATCCGCTCACGGAAGCCGCCCAGGTTGAGGGACAGCTCATTGAAGCGGTAGGCGTACCCGCGCATCGTGACTGTCTCGCCGTCGGCGCGTACCTCAGCCGGTGCTGTCAGGTTCCGCCGTTCCATCGTCATCGGGAGTATCCCCCTCTTCGTCGGTCGCCCCGTCGTCTGCCGGGGGGTCTTCTGTGGGCGGGGGCGCAATAGCGGCTGGCTCTTCCTCTGCCGTCACGTCGGCAAGGTTGAGCGGCACGCGGTGCGCCTGCCCGGCTCCGTCGGGAAGGGGCTCCAGGTCTTCCCAGCCGCGCACTTCGTCAATGGAGTAGATGCCTTGCTGTAGGCCGATGGAGTACATGTCCATGCGTTCTTTCGGCGCCCCGCGCTGAATGCCGTCAAGCGAGAACTTGACGAACTTCTGCCGATCGGCCGTCTCCGCGAAGAGCAGACGGGTAAAGCCCGCTTCGATGCGCTCAAGCCATGGGCGAAGGCTGAACATTGCGAACGCCTGGTTTTGCTCAGCGAGCCCCGAACCCCAGCTAGTGCTATTCGTCGCGTCCGCTATCAGGTGGGGTGGAACGCCGAAGATCCGGGCGACTTCCGGCACCTGGAATTGCCGGGTCTGGAGGAACTGGGCCTCATCCGGGGACAGAGCCACCTTGGAGAACTTGGCGCCTTCGGTGAGCAAGGCCACGCGGTGCGCGTTCTCGGCGCCGGAGTTGGCCAGCCGCCAGGCTTCGCGGGCGCGCGCTAGTCCCTCTTCGGACATGGCGCCGGGCACCTCAATGAGTGCCCCCGGCATGGCCCCGTTCGCAAAGAACTTCGCGCCGTAGGTCTGTGCCGCCATGGCCAGCCCGATGGACTCTCGCGCGAACGCGATAGGGGAAACGCCGGTCGCCTCACCCGGAAGCATCATGCCGGGGATGTGAAGGATTTCCCGGGTGGTGAACCACCCTAGGGCTACCTCATTGCCGTCGTCGTCATAGTCCGACGCATAGAAGACCTTTCGGCGCCTGCCGTCCACCATGATCGTGTGAGTGTCGATACGGTTCGGGTCCAGGACTTCAAGGCCCACGATATTGGGGCCGTCCCAGACCACGGCAAGGTAGGCGTTGCCGTCCAGGAGGAGCGACAGCACCACCTGAGACAGAAGGTCAATGCGGCCGTGGCCGCCCGGTTCAGCGTCGGGATAGTCCAGCCACAACGGCGACTTGACTTCCCGGCGCACTCCCCCACGCCGCGAATACGTCGCAACGGGCAGCGTGCATATGGTCTCGGATAGGAGGCGGACGCACGCGAAGACGGCGGAGACCGTCAGCGCGGAATTGCCGTCCACCTTCGTACCGGCCGCCGACATGACGCCGGGCAGCGGGAACAGTTCATTGGCCGGGTCCCACTGAGCCCGGGTCTCCGGCTTCGGTGCCACCGGGAAGAGAGCACGCCAGAAGCCCATGTGTCCCGCCCCTCATATTCAGTTGTTTGGGGCCAGTGCGCCAGGTGGTGCACTGGCCTCCCCTGTGCGTTACAAGTCGTCGAAGAACTCGGCGGAGCCGCCCACGGCGAAAACCTGCCCGTCGCTCTCCCAGGTGGCGACAACCGGCGCATCAATCAATCCGGGGTTCTCCTCGCGCCACATGACGGCGCCGTGCACGCTCAGAATCATGGCGACGGCCAAGTCAATCTTCCGGCGCGATGCCGCGAACTCCTTCGTGATGCGCGCGCCATACTTGTCCTCGCGCAAGACAGCGTTGCCGATGTGCCGGGCTAGCGCCGGGCTGCCGTCGTGCGACAGACGGCCGTCACGGCATGCGTCGTAGACGGCTTGTGTAGCCGGAACCATGCGCGCAAGTGAGTTGGTAGGGAACGCCTCAACGGGGTGCCCCTCCGCCTCCAGGTTCTCAAGCGTCTCTTCCCAGCGGTACGGGTCAGCTACCAGAGTGCGCACCGTGTATGTGTCCAGGGCGGACCGGAGCGCGTCACGCACGTCGGCCATGGGCACGCGCCAGTGCGCATCATCCGGCGGCGCCTCCCAGTGCCCCAGGACGAACACCCGAAGATCACTCACGCGACAAGCCACCAAAGCCGTACTGTCGCCCTTCCAGGAGCCGTCAAAGCCGCACACAACGGCATCCCCGGGGCTCAGGGTGTCATCCACCGCAAGCGAGTCCCACAGGCCGTGAGGCAGCCACGTGGAGGCACCGCGAACGAACTGGGAAAGCCTGTAGATCCGAAAGCTGGCCTCCGTGCTCCGCTGGGCGGCAGCTTCGAAGTCTGCGGCATTCAGGATCTCGAAGGAGGGATTGCACGCCTTCCATACCTCTGGGTCTAGGTGGTCCACCTGTTCCCCAAGGCGTGGGCCCCACGACCGGTAGAAGAGCGTGGGGTCTTCGGCCTCCCCGGAGTTGACCCGCTCGCCCTGTTCGCAGAGCTGGGCGAAGGGTCCGTCAGGGTCGGGGCCCGCAGTGCTGACCACCCATGTCATGGGCTGGTTTCGTGCGGCGGAGCCCAGCGTCAGCGCGTCGAAGAGGTCTGCCGTACGCGAGAAGGCGTATTCATCCAGGCTGACGGCGGAGGGATTGAGTCCTTGTTGCCGTCCGGCGTCCGCCGACACCACGCGATAGGTGCTGTCCTTGTGGCGGATTACGTCGCGCTGGACTTCACAGACGGCGCTGAGCTTCGGGGAAGCGTTGACCATCTGCTTGGCCGCGTCGAAGACCATCCTTGCTTGGTTGCGGTCGTTGGCCGCAGCGATTACCTGGCGCTGAGCGTCGGCACGGTCGGCAATCAGGTGGTACAGCATGATGGCCGCCGCAATCGTGCTCTTGCCGTTCTTGCGCGCGATGCACACGACGGCCATGCGGTGCTTGCGGCGCCAGCGCCCGAAGGAGTCCCGCTCAAGCCGGTACGCGTCAATGAGTAGGTCCCGCTGCCACGCCAGGAGCTTGAAGCGCTGACCGGCGAAGCTCCCTGTGAGGTAGCAGAAGGCTTCGATCCACGCAGCCACCCGATACCCCTCAGAAGGGAACGGGGCATCGGCCGGAATGTGGCGAGCAATCAGGGGGTGAATCCCGCTCACTGCCCACCCCCGACCGTATGAAGTTGTGGCAGTGCACCACGTGGTGCACTGGTCTAGAAGTCCTCCGGTCCGGCGGCAACGCGTCGCGCTTCAGCGGCCACGATGCCTAGCCGCATACGGGCTTCCGGCGTGAGACCGATGACAGTCTCTATCGCCCGTAGCTCCCGCTCCGTGGTCTCCACGTAGCGCATGGCCGGATGGACGGCTGGCTGGCCGGTGGAGCCGACCGTCATGAGGCCGTCTGCATCCACGGCAGCCAGGAGGGCGGCGCGGCGGTCGTGAAGCTCCGCGTACCGCAGAATGATGTTCCGGTCTGTGTCTGGCGAGTAGGCGCCGGAGCCCGCCGACCACACGGCCCGCCACACGTCGCGCCCCACGCTCTTGAGGTGGGACGGCACGCGCGGCGCACGGCCTTCGTAGACAACGGGCGCGACCGGATCGGCGGCGGCACTGGCGTGGCCGGTGCGCTGGTCTGCGCTCTTGCTTCGGGACACCTGACACCACCTTCCCGGGGCTTAGCGACCCGTTAAGGGGTGCCTTTCTCGTGAGCCCAAACAGGGTCTTGACCAGGCGCCGCAAGGGGCGGCCACCCAAAAACGGCGTCACACCCAGCGCGCGTTTTCCGAGCTTGGGCCGGGATCGCCAGGAGCGAATTCCGCCGAACTTCGGAAGCGCCCTGCCCTACCCGGATCAGAAAGGCAGAGTCTTATACCCGAAGTCTTCGGCCGTCTTGCGCCTGTGACACACCTTGCACAGCAACTGGACATTGCCGGACACGTCTTCGCCACCCTTAGCGAGCGGCTTGATGTGATCTACGTCAAGGAGTGAGGCACGGAAGGTGCCGAGGCACCGAACGCATTGCCCATGACCAGCCTTACGCAGAGCCTTGCGCGTGATGGCTGCGGCATTCTGCCCACGGGCGATAGCGGCACGGCGCTTACGGTGAGACTGACGTGATCGCGTACTCTCATGCGTCTTGTGATGCACAGGGCAGCGACCCTTGACAGTCGCCCACTCTCGGCATTCCAGGCAGCGGACTCGCATACCCCCCCTCCCCGGAAGACCCCCCTGGGGGTGAATCCTCTACGCCAGTGCAGTGCACCACGTGGTGCACTGGTCAGCGCCCGCCCCGGATTCGAACCGGGAACCTCATGAACCATGGGCCCGTGGGTCTCCCCCTTGGGTCAGGCGAGAGCGGGACGGACTCGGTCCGCCAAGCACATGAGGGGCGCGCGGTAACCGCCCCGCTCTCTGCCATTACTAGAGCGCAAGGGTTACTTAGAGCCGCCCCGTTTCCGGCTGTACGGACAGGCTGATGAGTGACGCCGGTCACGGTGCGGTGAAGCGGTGATTGAGGGGCCTTCTTGGTGTTCCTTGTAGTTTCTTCAAGGGATTTGAAATCAAAGGGAGAACTACCGCACCACCGCACCCCGCTGCCCCACAGCGACCGCCGAACGCAAGGCCGTCACGCTCCGCGCACACTCACACACGCAGCGTTAGTCATGAACATGTCAAGCATTGTTGCCAAGAGAGGCCCCGCCAGCCACGAAGGGCTCACGGGGCTCTCTGCGGGCTGCTCTCAGGGCAACAGGGCTAGAGCGTGGTCGGTCACGTCCTGGGCTCGTGTGCGGTCGCTGTAGACCCGCCAGGAGGTCTCAGGGTCGCCGTCGTCCTCCGCCACCGCTACACACCCATAGCCCATGCGCTGATACTGCGTGGCCGCGTACTCCGCCTCTTGCTGGCTGAGCCCTTCGTCCAGGTCGTCCACTCGGCAGCCCTTGAGGTTCCGGAGCTGGCTCACGCTGTCCTCTCCCCAGTTGCCGGTGATGTGCCGATCCAGTGCCGCGCCGTCCAGGCGCCCGTAATCGCTCATGCCCGCACGGTAGTTGGTGTCACTGACAGAGCGCCGTGAACGGCGAAGCCCCGCCCGGTAGTCAATCCGGACGGGGCTCTCAGGGCTACTTCAGCCACATACCCCACTCGCCCATGAACCGGCGGTGTTCTCGCTCCGATTGGGCGCACTTCTCTGCGTAGCGTTCGACACACCTAGGGCAGGTGGCTTCGACGCGCTTTTCCGCCTCAAGGGCAGCGAACCGGGGTACGTCTTCATGGCCGCGCCCTTCGCCGCACTCAGCCACCACGAACTCGGGGCGGGTCCATCGGTGGATGTCGGTACCGTCGGCACTCATGCCCGGCCACCCTCCGTGTCGTCCGGCCACGCCACTGAATCAAGGTGTGCGTCCAGCTCCGCCACGTCCGGCCGGTCAAGCAACTGGGCAGCCGCTTTGTTCTCGCCCAGCTCGCGCGCTGCCGCCTGTTCGATCTCAGCGACGGACACGCCCAGCGCTTCGGCCAGCTTGGGCGCGTCTACCGCAGCCACGCCGCTTGTTCGGATGAGCGCTGCCGACAGGCGAAGGGTGTTGCGCGCGTCCTGGTCGCCGTCCACGTCCCACCCTGCCGCACGGGCCTGGTTGAGCAACCAGCGCGTGAAGTCGGTGTCTCTGATGGTGAATTCGCGGTCCAT